GTATCACAGGCGAGGTAGACCAGTCTCAGGTAGGTCAGCCTATTCACGGTAATCGCTGGTTCATTGGCTACACGGTCGTCAACAAGCCGCAGGATCAGGCAGAGGATGCTATTCGCAACCGACGCAACCAACTGCTGTCCGACACCGACTGGATGGCGCTGAGCGACAACACCATGACGCCTGAATGGGCTTCCTATCGGCAGGCACTTCGTGACATAACCTCCCAAGGGGAATTCCCCTACACCATCGAGTGGCCAACTAAACCGGGAGAGTGACACATGAAGATTGCAGTATACGCCATCAGCAAGAACGAAGCCTCGTTCGTCGAACAGTTCTGTGAGTCCGCGCAAGACGCGGACCTAATCCTTATCGCCGACACCGGCAGCACCGATGAGACCGTCGAGCTGGCCCGCGCGTGCGGTGCGACCGTGCCTGAAATCTGCATCACCCCGTGGCGGTTTGACAAAGCCCGTGACGCAGCGCTTGCGCTGATCCCACGCGACATCGACGTGTGCATCAGTCTCGACCTCGACGAGCGGTTGGAGCCCGGCTGGCGCGAGGAGATCGAGCGCGTTTGGGAACTGGGTAAGACTACCCGGCTGCGGTACCAGTTTGACTGGGGCGCAGGCATCCTGTTCTTCTATGAGAAGATTCACGCACGTCACGGCTACCACTGGCACCACCCGTGCCACGAGTACCCACGCCCAGACGCGCGGATCGACGAGGTCTACGCCCACACTGACATGCTGCTGGTCAGCCACCACCCCGATCCAACCAAGAGTCGTGGCCAGTACATAGACCTGCTGGAGCTATCGGTGAAGGAAGACCCGGCCTGTCCGCGCAACGCGTTCTACTACGCCCGTGAGCTGACGTTCCACCGCCGGTGGGTCGACTCCATTGTGGCGCTGCACAAGTACCTCGAGAACCCGAACGCCAACTGGGCGAACGAGCGGTGCTACGCCATGCGTGTCATGGCCCAAGCCTATGAAGCTCTTAACGACCGTGGGCAAGCCAAGGTCTGGCTGGATAAGGCGACCAAGGAAGCCCCGGGCACCCGTGAACCATGGGTCGAACTGGCTGACCTCGCGCGCAAAACTGAGGATTGGCAGCTGAGCTATGACTGTGCTATACAGGCATTGACAATCAAGGACAAAGCGCTGGTCTACACCATGGACCCGACTGTCTGGGGGGCGAAGCCGCACGATCTTGTAGCGTTGGCGGCGTACCACCTCGGGAAGCGGGACGACGCGGTAGAACACGGGCAGATTGCCTGCGGGTTAGAACCCGGCGATGATCGCCTGAAGCGTAACTTGGAGTTCTACTCCCTCGATAAGGCGGCCTGAGAATGACCATCACCCCATCCTCCACGATTGGCTTCGCGCTGCGCGGTGACACGCTCGGCCGTTGGACTGAGTTTAACCCGGTTCTTGCGGACCGGGAGATTGTCCTTGAGACAGACACGAACCAGTTTAAAATCGGGGATGGGGTGAACGCGTATCTCAGCCTGCCATATGGCGGGATCGTTGGCCCCGTTGGCGACACAGGCCTTACTGGCCTCACAGGCGACACGGGCGCGACTGGTCCGCAAGGTATCCAAGGTGTGCAAGGCGTGCAGGGTATCCAAGGTCCGACCGGTCCGCAGGGCCTCACAGGCAACACAGGCGCTGACTCTACGGTTGCTGGCCCTACCGGCCCGCAGGGTGCGCAGGGTGCGCAGGGTATTTCAATCACGTTCAGGGGCGAAGTCGCTACTGTCGGAGATTTGCCCGGCGATGCTGAAATAAACGATGCGTACGTCGTTGTTGCTGATAGCAACCTGTATGTCTGGAGCGGTTCGGAGTGGGCCAACGTCGGGCTGATCCTAGGCCCGCAAGGGCCGACTGGTCCTACGGGTGCAGACTCAACGGTGCAGGGCCCACTCGGCCCCACTGGCCCGCAGGGTATACAAGGTATTCAAGGCGACACTGGCGCGCAGGGTATTCAGGGTGAGGTAGGCCCAACTGGTGCGCAGGGCGGCGCTGGACTCGACGGCATAACAGGCCCAACTGGCCCAACGGGCGACATCGGTACTACTGGTCCAACAGGCGCAGCTTCTACACAGGCCGGTCCAACTGGACCGCAAGGTGTAACAGGCCCAACCGGAACCCAAGGTCCGACTGGACCAACAGGGTCGCAAGGCCCGCAGGGTACATCCATCACATTTAAGGGTGAGGTCGCCACTGTCGGCGACCTACCTGCTGTCGACAATGTCATCAACGACGCTTACATCGTCACTGCTGATGGCGACCTCTACGTATGGGATGGCGCAGCGTGGGATAACGTCGGGCAAATCGTTGGCCCGCAGGGCCCCACTGGGCCACAGGGCCTGACCGGCGCCGCTGGCGCTGACGGGGCCACAGGGCCCACTGGTCCGCAGGGTGATGCGTCAACTGCCGCTGGTCCTACAGGTCCGACAGGTACACCCGGCCTCAAAGGCCCAACAGGTTCGACTGGTGCGACAGGCCCTACGGGCGCCTCCGGCGCCGCAGGCGGTGCAGGTAGTGTCGGCCCGACAGGTCCAACCGGTGCGCAAGGCGTGCAGGGTATTCAAGGTATTCAAGGTACTCAGGGTAGTACTGGCCTCAGCGGCCCGACAGGTTCGATTGGTGTAGCAGGTCCGACAGGTCCGCAGGGTAACACCGGACCGACTGGTTCAGAGGGTCCTCAAGGTACCTCGATCAATTTTGTTGGCGAGGTCGCCACTGTTGGTGACCTGCCGCCTACAGGCAACACACTTAACGATGCCATCATCGTGCAGGCATCCGGTGATCTGTACATCTGGGACGGTTCGGCTTGGAATAATGCTGGCCAGATCGTCGGCCCACAAGGCCCAACCGGCCCCCGTGGTCTCCAAGGTCTCGCAGGTCCGACCGGCCCAAGCGGCCCGCAGGGCATAGACGGTACACTCGGTGCGGTTGGTCCCACTGGCCCACAGGGTATCCAAGGTACATCCGGTGCGCTCGGCGCAGCGGGCCCCACTGGTCCGCAAGGTATTCAGGGTACACAAGGTACGTTCGGTCCCACGGGTCCGACAGGTTCGACTGGTGCAACGGGCACAGGCGCAACAGGCCCGACAGGTCCGCAAGGTCCCCAAGGTGTAACTGGCCCGACCGGCGGTGGCCCTACCGGCGCAACTGGTCCGACAGGGTCGCAAGGCCCGCAGGGTGTAGCCGGTAATGGTCCGACAGGTCCGACAGGCCCCCAAGGCGCGAACTCTACAGTCGCAGGCCCCGCAGGCCCAACTGGTCCATCTGGCCTTAACGGCACTGGTGGTTCGACTGGCCCAACTGGTCCGCAGGGTCCGCGGGGTGTTTCGGGTACAGGCACTACAGGCACTACAGGCCCGACAGGTCCGCAGGGTCCGCAGGGTCCGTCTGGCACAGCAACTGCCCCTTCCGCTGGAGCCGTCAACAGTTATGCCCTTTTGCGGGAGAGTGGCTTTGGCCTACCCGTTAGAAGCCCCGGTGCCACTTTGGCAGGGTCGAGCCTATTTTATATTGGCTTTAATACAAACAGTGTTAATGGGACCGTAGGGGTTACCACCCAAAATATCTCGGCTACAGGCACTTGGAGGTTGATGGGGTCGTATAGCGGTAGTACTTTCTACAACATTCTTGTCGCCGCAGTTTGGGTTAGGATAGCGTGATATGAACTTCCGCAACGCACAATACAACGCTTTTGGGACAATCGACTGCGAAATTGAGCATCCACAATATGGCTGGATACCGTTCACAGCTGACCCAAATGATGTGGAGCCAATCGGCGCACAGGTTTTCAACGCTGCCAAGGCAACTGCGGCACCTTACGTTGCACCACCTGTTGATCTCGAAGCCCTCGCCGCCCAAGCCCGCGCGCAACGCAACGACCTACTCGTAGCATCAGACTGGACTCAAGTCCCTGACGCTCCCGTGGATCAAGCTGCGTGGGCTACCTACCGCCAAGCTCTGCGGGACATCACGACACAAGCTGGGTTCCCCGCGCAGATCAACTGGCCAGAGGCTCCATAATGCGACCACTCTGGGAAGCCACGCGCGACCAGCATCACGCCTGCGAGGAACACCTCGTGGGCGCTGCCATGGCGTCTGGCTAACAGCGACCTTTCCACACGACCAAAATCGCGCTATAGTGCGCACATCTTTTAACAGCGGAGGCCAGCATGGCAACTCTTGATAACCGAGTGTTTGACAACGGCCTGACCGTTCTTGACACAGAAGCGAACGCAATTCACGTCACGTCTGCCGAGGCAACCAGCTTTGCAAACGTGGCTGCTGTAACTCTGGGCAACAGTACCTCGCTGTCCATCGGTGCGCCCGCAAATCGCGCTGG